TTGGAAGTCTGAACGGGCTTTAATTTCAATCGAGTATGGAACACCGGTAATGTCTTCACCTTGTCTACCGGCTCCGGTAGATTCAGCATTGGGATACCATTGTTTTAACCAATCGGCTACAACTTTTTGGGTGCGGTATCCTCGATGCTTGCGGTGATTAGCCATTTACAGCATGACATTTCTCGCATTGCCATTGGATAGGCGATATACTACGAATCCGTACAGAATCGTCTTGATGCGGAATCTCGTTACACATCTGACAGATAAGGACTGGCACATCGCCGTAGAATTCGACTGTGCCATCTTCTCTTATTATTTCTGCATAACCCATTTACTCAACTCCTTCCGGTAATCGAAACTTGCCTGTTGTTTTTGATACTACATACCAGATAACTTCGCTGCATCGGTCTGGATTAGACTTCAACAATGAGCAATAAGCACCTTGCCAAGCCTTCCCATTAGTAATGCCTGACTTCAATTCTCTTAAACCATGGCGGCAAGACGGAATCGGTTCTGCATCGCCAAAACTTTGTTGAATCATTTCGGCTGCATCGCCTAGGCTAACGACCGGTTGTTTAGGTTTTTCAGAGACAAATTCATCCCATGTGTTTTTAACTGCAAGAGGTGCGTTGGCTATTCTTTCGGAGGCCAAATCATTCTTGGCTCGTTCAACTTTGGCCATGTCTTGTCGGGTTGCTTTGGTTGTTGTTTCAAGAACAAGGCTAATTGCTCGTCCAATTGCTGACGTGCATGTGTCTTCAACATAGAATTTACGCATATTTGCAGGATACGTAGATGCTTCTCCAAAAGCATAATCGACAGCCGCAGCAAGCGTATCTTCATGTTCACGATAAACACTTGCTGCAACCAATATATGACCTTTAACCGCATCGAACTGAATAACATCACAAACTATCCTTCCTACTGGGAACGCTGCTTGCCAACGTTTCACTCTTGATTGAACATCTTCGTATGAATCTAAATTAAAAGCCATTTAATACTCCTTGTTTAGTGTTTTGATTTGTCTTTGCATATTCTATTTGTTGGTCTAAGGAGAAGTAAGTGCCGTCAGCCCATTTAGATACATCAATGGCACACTCATTGCAATACGAACGTTTTCTACCGTGAGATTTGGCCAGTTCACTATGAACCGTCCAGACAGCGGCAGTCTGCCCTCTTGAACTTGTCTTTCCAAACCTGCTTGAGCAATAATCACACCATATTCCCGGCTTCGCTTTAGAAAGCATCAAGATTTCCGTCGAAGTCGGTAAGTGCAATGTGTCCTGCAATCGCCATGTATGCGATAGCGTCTTCGTATGAATCTCTATGCGTTTCTTGTTCAGCAAGACGTGAGATTTTGACGAGTGCCATACAGATTGCGACTTCGTGAGGGTCGATTCCACGACCGAGATACGCACTCCATAATTGCGCAATACGAATGTGATTAGCAGTTGGTTCTCCATACTTGAGACCGCGCTCATACAAGAGTTTCTCTGACTCGGCAATGAGGTCATTAGCAATCATTTCGGCTTACCACTCTTGTCAATGAACGGCCGCGAATATAACCTTCGCGCTTACCGGCTTGAAAACCTTTCCAATAGAAAGTAAAGACAACAATACCAACTAGGGCAATCCAGCCAAGCATCTGTAAGTATGTGAATGACATCATGCGCTTACTCTTGCCGCATAAAAGTCGTAATCAGAAATAAATGCCCATTGCTCTGTGGCCTCATCAAATGATTCAACCATGGAATGTCCACGCTCGTTAAGAAACTCACGACACATGATTAATGATGGGTAATTTTCAACCCAATATATATGACCTTTTTTAACTTCTATGTTGAAGTCAAAGCGCGCTTCTTGGTCGCGCCACGTTTCAATATCCCATTCCATTGCTACCTCGAATAGGAGTTCAAAATCTTGTGGAGTTATGTTCATGTTAGCCCTTACCGTTGGAGTTACTGGGTTTCGCTCTCAACACCCATACGGTCGCACATGTCAAGCATCAATGCAACAGGTTTACCGCGTGTCGTTTATAACGATTTGATAACAAAAAGTCATCTTCATCGCCTATCCAAGTATCCCCACAGGCTGACTCATTCATAAATTTTGCCCTCAAATATGAAAGAACCATCTTTTTCAAAGTAAGTTAATACTGGACTAACCTTGTTTTTGTCGACATATAGCACTAGAAAAGCCTGTTGCCAGTTAGGATTTGCGGTATATGAAACCTTTTTGTAATCCATAAGGTGTCCGACTTCGATACCCCGTAGAACACGCCCTAAAACGCCTCCAGAGCCCTCGGAGAAGGCCGATTGTCCTGCCCTATGGGTATGCCCTTGTATGACGTTCTTACCCGCTTTACGGGCATTTTCTAAACCGCTAAGACCGGGCGTAGGTTTAACGCTTCCTGTATCTCCGTGAATAACAATCCAATCCTTTGTGATTTCCAAAGGTGCGCGGTGAAACTTGATGCCAAGTTCATCCATCTTCATAAACTTCTCGAACTTAAGTTCTGGAAGAGAAAGGAAGGCAGGAATTTTTTTCATAATCACGTTATATAACCGGTCTGTATGGTTGGAACGTATCATGTCAGTTACCTGTAAATCATAAAGTATCTCTATTGTGGCATCTCTATCGGCCGCAAGAGTCTGTTCATACCAGCCGGGTGTGTTTTCTGTCCAACGGCTGATTTGAGGAAGGTCTATTTCATCCCCACAGGTAATTATTTGGTCGAATCTTTGTTTAGCAATGAACTTAGCGAGTGTTTTTACTGCTCTTGCATCATGGTACGGAACTTGTAAGTCTGGCACAATGCAGATTTTTTTCAAGTTTAATCCTCTTCATCCTCGTAAAAGCCGGGTTGGTCTGGCAACCAATTGGGTGTAGGCAGGATTGTTGCCGGATAGGTTTGAGGTGCAGTTATTAAATAAAGTGCATGGTCTACGGTAAAACCGGCTCTACGTAGTGATTTGTAATACTCGTTTAAGCCAATGCAGTATTGGTCTAATGCGGAGTAATCAGTAACGTCGATAACCTTTTTACGAGCCATATCAGAATTATCGCTCTAAAAGTATGTTGTAAATCTCATCGACACGCGAATTGAGTCGCTTAATTTCTGACAACAAATGAGTAATTACATAACCTGCAAGGCCACCAATCACCGCTACTGTTGAAATGTAAAGCATGAAGAAATCTGATTGTGTCATTTTTGCACTATCAATACGTAAAGAATTGCAGTTCCGGATGAAGTTATGGCATAAACCGGATTGTCATGATTTTGCAAAACTACCTTATCGCCATTATCCATTCTGTATCCATTGGCTACAGTTACGTCTGCACCGCCAATATAAACCGTACCTGAACCTGAATGGAAATGAACTTCTTCGGGAAATAAATCATCTGCAATAACGACTGAACGAGTTGTGCCGACTGAATATTGTGCGCTAGAAATTGTCATTTCTTAGGAGTCGCATATCCAAAGACACCGGCTAGAACTGCCCAAAGCACAGCGCGATAGTCAATAGCAAAGTTAGAAGCAGCCCAAGCCGCTAAAAATGCACCTGACATAAGGAATATAGGGTTTTTCATATTTTGCCTCCTAATATAGGTATTTCAAAAAAAGCACCATTGTCATCACCTTTAGCCGTAAACGAGATATGAATGTGTGATGTGTGTGGGTCAATGCCGGAATATTTGCGAAATTTCCAATTAAGGATGGGTGATGCGATTTTGTGATTGAATATGACATAGGCAATACGTTTGTCTGTTTTTGCGGCAAGCCTAATTTGATTAGCAAGATAGGCTGTCGTGTTGGCTGCCCCGCCCAAATCTGCGTCAATGTCAAAGGCTCTAACGACCATAGAAGGTGGCAAAGGATTATGGTCTGACTTAGTCGCTGCGTGGCGAGCATCCCCAATCCACCCATCGGAACGCCTATCTCTATCTGGGAAATGGTCATCTATTTGTTCCCGTAGTTGAACCCCAGCCTTACAAAGGTGTGGGTTCATCAGGCACTATCCATTGGCAAGTTTCTTCATCGAAACCGATTTGGTTTGATGGTTTTGGAGCAATAAAAGCATCGCGCTCTTCATCATAAGTAAAACCAATGCCTGCATAATTCTTGCGGATATTGCCGTTATATGATGTGCGCTTGCAGACTTGTGCTCTAAAATTTCCATACCAAGTTTCAGTATCTAAACCTTCAATAAGTTCAGTTTCATCTTTACCTGTAATCACTTCGGTAACTATGTTGTCTGAATCAAGAAATGCGTAATGAGCCATTAAACAACCACCAAACCTGTACCTGCTGTAAATTTGTAAATCTTATATCCACCTGTAACAGTTCTTGTGTAAGTTAAACCGCCAGCAATAGTTGTTATATCTGGACTTGTATCTGGGTATCGGAATATGACTATTCCAGAACCACCTGCATATCCAGCGCTACTTGTGCCGTTGCCGCCACCACCGCCACCACCGCCTGTGTTTACAGTTCCAGCCGCGCCATTTGTTAATGTATTAAAGAAATCTCCAGCACCACCGCCGCCTGTACCGCCTGCACCTTGAGATATGCCAGAAGATGTTGTAGAAGTAGCGCCACCACCGCCGCCAGCATAAGTTACTGCCGCACTAGAATATGAATTTGAAGTACCAGCGCCACCAGAAGTTCCACCACCGACGCCATTACCACAAGAAGATGTAGCACCGCCGCCACCACCGCCTTGATATCCAGCAACCGAGTTGTTTGTACCAGTACCACCATTGCTACCTTGACCACTTGTTCCAGTACCACC